TCCTTCAAAAGCATTTATTTGTCTTAGCAAATTACTTTGACCAGTAGTTCCAAGACCAGCAAAGTTTGTGCCTAAGTCACCTATGCCTCGACCTAAGGAACCGTACTGTCCAGCAACATTAGTTAAGCCTGAACCAAACGATCCTAGTTGTCCGCCTAATTGTCCTAGCCCTGAACCAAATGTTCCAAGTTGGCCTCCTAGTCGTCCTAGTCCTTGACCTGCTGTCATTGCAGCTCCTCTGGCTCCTTCAAAACCTTTTGAGCGTATGCCTCCAATAGCTTCCGCTGCGCCTCTGCCAAATGCTCTTTCTCTTTCTTGTTCCATTAACCTGCCACGAGAACCGCCAAACGCTCCTCTGCTTACAGCTTGTGTTCTATCAGCAATGCCTTGTTTTGCGCTTTGTTCTTGTAGGTCTCTTAATGTCTGTTGTACAACATCTTGTTCGTAAGGATTATAAAAAGCACTA